GTGTTCTACTCTGAAAGTCGCAAAAGTTCTTATCACAAAATTCTGGACTATATAGTGAAGCCATCCACTTTTGATGATTCCTACGTGGAAAACCACCAGCGATACAAAAACCAAGAAATTCCACTTCATCTACATTGTCTGTGATAACGCTTTTCTTAGGATTGAGTTCCATCCCCAACTCAGATATTACACGCATAAGATCGTAAATATCAATGCGTTCCTTAGTACAAAATACTGAGTCATCGCCAAATACCTTGATAAACTGGGGAGGTTCACCAGTCAATTTTAGACATGAATATGTCAGGCAGATATAGTTGACAATACTGCCAATCAATTGTGAAATACGAACCACTAGGGATACCAGGGTCTTTCTGTATCTCTCACCGTTTGGTAAGCGTACTGTGGCATAGACGAAATATTCGATTATATATTCCCAGACTCTAAATAGACACGATGATATAGGTATTCCTCTATCTCGGTATCGTTTAAAGTCTATGTTTTGAACAAGGATCATGAACGCATGACGAATCAATTGCTCTGATACTGACTTGTCAAACTTTCTAAAATCCACACAGTTAAAATGATCAAATTTTTGAAGGTCGCGTCTTAATTTTGCTGCGCCTCCTAAAACCATATCATAGCCATAAGCTATGGGTTTCTTTTGTTCTTTGTACGCTTCAATTAACGGGAGCGCGAATTGCGCTTCACCGAAGGTCAAAGTTGCAGGGTAGCCGTAGACAGCCCTGATCTTAGGGCGTTGATCTTCCATTAAGTGTGCACGGTATAAAACTCGTGTATCAGTTGGAACAACTTCATCTCCGCATTTCACGCGGTGCCAAAACCATCTGATAGAGTTACAAGCAACCGGGTCATCCATGACCTCGCCTTTTGTCTTGTAAGTTGGCGACCAGGGTAATCCAGGTGATGATCTCCTTATATCAAGTTTCAATTTTAGAATGTCATTTATGTGATATGGAGTCACTCTGGAATCAAGTTGAAATTCCTGTGTCGCAAGAAGAACGGCATAGTTGAAAAGAGAGTCATTCATCTTGGTTTTATTCTTAGACATCTCTAGCACGTCCTTTCGTATCAGATTAATTGAAAGAGGCGAACGCTTAGGAACGTCACTCTCTCCAAGGAAAGCCACCGCATAGGGTGAGTGTTCAGATACATTTGGCTTTATACCAAAGCCTCGGGTAGAAGGGAGCTTAATCATAGCTGCGTATCAGTTG